CACCCTTGCATTGCCGAACACCTCTGCATTGCCGAACACCCATGCATCGCCGGACTGGTTTACATTTTCTTCTTTTTCTACCCATCCGCCAGTTTCTCCAGTTTTTACAACTCCAAATGAAACGAGCGCCTTGATTCGGAAAAGTTTCTTTCCGAAAATGTTAATTTTGGTTTCTGATGTTAATTCAAATTTCTTCATTTTCTTCCTCCTCTTTAATTACTGTGAAGTTGCAGTTTCTTTCTTATCTGATTCTTGCTCCAGATTATTCTAAGAAAAAACTTTCCGTCTTCTTCTCGAATAATGTCTTGCCATTCAGATTAGCTCGAATCTCATATTTATGATCTTGATATTGACTCTCTTGAAGAATCTGGGCTAAAATGTCGTTTGGAGTAACCAATTGACATGTAAAAGTAGCTTGCGGACATTGAAGTTGTGACTCAATATCTGATATTCTCTTTTCAAGAGAACGGATCTTTTTCCTGGTTGATTTTTTCACGCCTTTCTCCTTTCTGCTGATAAATTTTCGTGTTATACTCTCCTTTGGAAAGGAGGTGCAAGAATGACTGATAATGAAAAACGCGCACATGATTTAGCCATTGCAGTTTGCATTGATGCTTGCCATTTAAAACGTCAATCTCAAGTTGATGCTGGCAAAACTCATGTAACCGTCGATTATTTCGAAGAATACATAAATGCTTATGAATCCGCATTAGAAGCATTCAACGAAAAATATCCATCTGGAAAATAGGTTTTTTATTAATCAAACATGTTAAGGAAATAGGTTTCTTTGATGTTCGCACCATCTTAGAAGCCTTTTTCTTTTTCTTCTTTTTGCTCATAAACTTTGCTCCTTTCTATTCCGGTAACTTTGGTTCAAGAAACTTATCTGTTCCAACTATAGACTTTATTTCTCAATAATCCAATTTAATTGGATTTATCAGGCACACAAATAAAGTCAATAGGAATACCGGAAAGTTCACTCATTTTTCTAAGCTGTGATAAAGTAGGCTCAGTATTTCCTTTTTCCCAATTAATAACTGTATTATTGGAAACTCCAAACTTTTCAGCCCATTCTTTCTGATTACATCGTGCATTTACACGAACTGCTTCTAAACAAATCTGTGGCATTTGTTTGCCTCCTTTCTTAATTTCTGAACTCATTATAATCCAATAGCTTTGGATTGTCAACACCAAAATCCAAAAATATTGGATTTACTATTGAATTTTTTTTGAATATGGTGTACAATGCAAAATGTAAGGAGGAAAGAACAATGACAAACGAAGAGCAGAAAAGAATCTTTTCAAAAAATCTAAGCCGATATGTTGCCGAGAGTGGCAAGCAGCAAAAGGAAATTGCCGAAGCTATCGGAGTTAATCCAACTACTTTTAATATGTGGTATACTGGAAAGGCAATTCCCGGAACTGGAAAATTAGGTACCTTGGCAAAATATTTTAGAATCGGTCTTTCAGATTTAGTGGATGAAAAGCAAGACAAAGAAATTGATGCAGAATATGCAGATGTTTCAATGAAAATCGGGCTGACAGATAAACGATTCATGAAAATAATTCTTGAATACGATAAACTGTCGCCCGATAAAAAAGATTTGTTATGTGATTTTTTCGAGAAGTTTATTTTCTAAGCAACAGGGCGGGAGTCATCTTCCTGCCCTTTCTTCTTTATATCCTCTTTTTACGAACCAATAAATAAGATTTAATATCTTTTCACTATGTATATTTTCTATCATTTCAATAATTTCCTTTTTGTAATCCATATTATACCTCCTACCGCACAAAAACATTTACTCTCTTTTACATTGCATTATCTTTGGTACGATAAAGTAGCATCGGCAGACAAATCCCTCCTTGCTAACTGCCAGTGATAAACCAGAATGTGCGTAATCGCAAAGAAAATATTCGCACTATCGAATATAAAATGCGTTTTACGTGGAATTATACGGTATAGCAGCACAAAAATAATCTGTATCTGGTTAGGAACGCTCCTTCTGACTGTAGAATGTCTGCTAGATTGCCGGACAAGGCTGACCGTAGAATTTTTACATGAGAGATTGCGTGTCCGACTCGGAACATGAACTATGTAACTGATTATTAATATTATTCCGACAAAAATTATAACTTTTTTGGCTAATTTCAAAATACCGCCTCTTTTTTTAGACAAAAACAACTTTACATGATGTATATAATAGCACATTTTTACACTGTTTTAAATAAATCCGACAAATTTCGAAACAAAAATTTTAACAAAAATATTCTAAATCATTACAATATGTGCTAGAATCAACTCAAAAGTATAAGGAGGAACTGTAGTATGAGTACAGAGAAAACTAAGAAATGCAAGTATTGCAAAACAGAGATTCCGGCGGACGCTAAAGTATGCCCGCAGTGCCGAAAGAAATTAAAAGGTGGAAAGCTCAAATGGGTTGTGCTGATAATCCTTGTCGGAGCGATCATCGGAGCTGTAGCGGGTGAAAGTGATTCGGAATCAGGTAAAAGTGCAACAACGGCTACTTCTTCAGAAAAGAAAGAAGCTGCACCGATCGAGTATACCACTGTTTCCGTTAATGATATGATGGCAGATCTTGATAACAATGCCATGGGAGCATCTGATAAATACAAAGATAAATATCTTGAGATTACTGGAAAACTTACAAACATTGACGCTTCTGGAAAGTATATTAACTTGATGGCTGATGGAGACTTTGAGATTATCGGAGTTCAATGCTACATAAAAAATGATGAACAAAAAACAAAAGTAGCTTCCATGACCAAAGGAGAGACAGTTACTTTAAAAGGGAAATGTACAGATGTTGGAGAAGTCTTTGGATATTCTCTTGATATTGATGAAATAGAATAAATAATAAAAAAGCCGGCTCCTGCGACCAACAGGAACCGGTTTAATAAATAAGATAATCTCGGAGAAAATCTTACCTACACTATGATTATATCATCTCCTGGATTATCGCACAAGTTAAAAAAAGGAGAATGATAAAATGAATGAATCAGTATGCATCTATCTAAGGAAATCCAGAGCTGATCGGGAAGCTGAAGCGCATGGAGAGGGTGAAACCCTCGCCAGACATGAACGGATCCTGTTAGATCTCGCAAAGAAAAAAGAGTACATCGTGGGCGCTATTTACCGCGAAGTGGTATCGGGAGAAACTATCGCCGACCGTCCTGTCATGCAGCAGCTTCTTCACGAGGTAGAATCCGGGCTGTGGGATGGAGTTCTGGTTGTGGAAATAGAACGTCTTGCCAGAGGTGACACCATCGACCAGGGTGTTGTATCAAGAGCTTTTCAATACTCTGACACGAAGATTATTACTCCAACAAAAATATACGATCCGAACAATGAATTTGATGAAGAGTATTTTGAGTTTGGACTATTTATGAGCCGAAGAGAATATAAAACCATCAAGCGCCGACTGAACGCCGGAAGGATCTCATCGGTCAAGGAAGGGAAATACTGTGGTAACAAACCACCTTACGGATACGAAAGAGTTAAGCTCGAAAAAGAAAAAGGCTATACTCTCCGACCTGTTCCGACTCAAGCTGAGATTGTAAAAATGATCTACACCTGGTATGCCGGTGATGGCTGCGAACAAATTGGAGTTGCGAAGATTGCACGGAAATTAAATGAAATGGGAATAGAATCTGCACTATGCGGCGACTGGACTCCTGCCAGTATACAGGGAATTCTGACAAATCCGGTATACATCGGGAAAATCCGATGGAATGGGAGAAAAACAGTGAAGACTATACAGAATGGTCAAGTAATTAAGACACGCCCACGATCAAAAGATACTCTTATATGCGAGGGATTGCATCCAGCTATTATATCGGAGGACCTGTTTAACTCCGTACAGGAAATACGAAAAAAGAACCCACCTCGCCCAGTTAGTATAGCAAACTCGATTCGTAATCCACTTGCCGGAATTGTCTATTGCAGCAAATGTGGTCGCGCCATGGTTCGCCGCCCTTATCAAAAGCGCAGGCAGGAAGATACCCTCATGTGTCCATATACGTCTTGCCCCACAGTAAGTAGCAAGTTGTCTCTGGTTGAAAAAGCTGTGATTGATGGAATTAAAGAGATCGTGGAGGAATATAAGTTAAACAATGATATTAATGCATCTTCAAAGGATATTGATTGCGTAATAACCTCTAAACAAAATCTCATACATGAGAAAGAAAACGAGCTGGAAAGCTTAAACGCCCAAAAAGCAAAACAATATGACCTACTCGAACAGGGTATCTATACCACTGAGGTTTTCCTTGAACGTGCCAAAACAATATCCGCATCTATCCAGTCTTGCTCCGATACTATAGAAAAATTAAAAGAAGAAATTAAACACGATCAGAACATTATAAAGCAACAATCAGATTTTATTCCTCGTTGCGAAGAGCTACTCGATAACTATTGGAGCCTTGACACGGAATCGAAGAATAAAATGCTTAAGAGTTTGATTGAAAAGGTTGCCTACTCAAAAGATACTAAAAACGCTTATGGGAAAGGCAACGAGATTGGTTTCCAGCTAGACATTTTCCCAAAAATCCAGAAGAATAATTAATGATATCTTCTATGTGCTGACGAATTGGCTCATTGATGTTATCAGTAATTAAAAAAAAGAAATTCCCGGGGCTAATTCCCCGGGATATTTTTACTGCTTCTTAATATATTTTGCAGATGCAAAGCCATAATACTTTCCTGCAATACGGATATAATACCACTTACTACCGTTTTTATCTTTCTGGGTAAAATTCATTACTTCCACTTCATTTCCCTGGTTGAGCTTTGGGTATTTTTTGATGTTCGGGTACTCAGTTCCAGCCCAAGTACGCACATTAAGCACAGTGGCAGTTACATTTCCCTTGAAAAGCACCTGTGTCTTATCCTGTTTGCTTGAAATTACAACTGGCTTATTAACCGATTCTTTTGCAAGATATCCAGTCCAGATCCAGCCAATACCGATACCGGAAACTTTTACATGCGTCCACTTTCCACTTGTTTTTCCATCAATTTCAACAACGGTTCCTTTATTGATTGAACCCATAACGTAACCATTCGGTGTTTCACGGACATACAAGTCATTTACTGTTGCTGCTCTGGTTCCAGTCTTTTTCCATGTGGCTGTCTCTTCGTAAGATCCCCAGTCAATCCAAACATATCCATCAATGGAAGAATCACTGATTAAATAGGACTTATTGCGAACCGCTCCGCCATTTGCCACCACGCCAGCTACACTAGAAGTATTTCCTTCGTTTGTATAGATTCTCGAGCTGTCAAAACTCTTCACACTTCCAACATGAGAACCATTGCGAAAGATTACAAGTGCTCCGACTTTTGGCTTGCTGTGCCAAGTTCCGTTTGTTTTAGCATGATTAGTGATTGATACGCAATTGTAAAATCCTCCACCCATAATCTGTAAGGCTTTTGTGATTCCTAGGATTTTCACCAATTTCCAAAACTGATATTCCGCGCACCACGGCTGCCCCTGGCATCCTGGCTGCCCCCAACTATTTACATCTCTTGCGAATTTTGTGTAATTGTTGTATCCGGCATTCTTTTTAAAATCATCCAGATAGGCATTACTTTTCTTTTCAAGGTACCCACCGTTGGATGCGTAATAATCACCAAGGTTTAAAAATTCCTGTAATTTGCTCATTATATCATTCCTTTCATATTGATAAGTACATGATACAACGAGCAATTGTGAATTTCAGCCCCACATTTTATACAATATACCTACCATGATTAAATTCTCTGTCATAACGACATCACCTCCTTACCACAAGTATAATCGGTATCATGGTAAGGAAGCTACTTTTTCCTATAAGCTCCAGCAAATAAAATAGTGACAATGTTGAACAAGAAACTATAATTCGTTTTTATAAAACTATAGAATAATTGTTTTATGCCTTTATAGTCCATATAGGAGCATTATCTTTCATCATTTGTATGCCATTCATTCCATCCGTATAAAATCCAATGGTTGTTCGTTTTCCATCAGTTGTATAAAAATCCAGGTATGCATTATCTATACCAGAGGAGCCCGAACGGAAAACAACGCTACTTACATTTCCGTTAAATTTTTTTTTGGATTCACTATTTAGTTGGTTGAGCGCACCCACAATTGTTTTATTGCTAGTCTGCAATTCCGAAATGGTAGCCTCATTTAATTTCTTAGCTACCCACTTCCAGAAAGTACCAAAAAGGAGTTTTTTATTCTTTCCATCTGTAGAATCACGAACCATCACTTCGTCTGCGTCTACTGGTGTTGCTGTTTTTTCGGTGTAGTTGTTCCAATTGTTATTTGCCATAGTCTTATACCTCCGTTGAAATATGTTGTTTGATAAGTTGTTTCAATTCTTCTAGCTCCGCTTTCACGGAATCAAGCTCAGATTGTATATCTTTGACTTTCTCATGCTCGTTCTTCAACATGGCGAACATACAGGGAATCATAATACGGTAGTTCCAGTTTTCAGCATGTCCTTTTTCGTTATGATCGACAGCGATTGGAAATCTTCGGTCAATATCCTCTGCAACAAACATTGGCATTTCTTTACCGCACCGTTCATCTTGCTCCATAAGATATCCGTCTTTGTATTTCGCCCAGATTACTTTGATTTTATAGAGGTCTTCCAGTTCGTCTTCTTTTACGGTTTTCCCGAGTACTTTATAATGCATAGAGGATGACGCAATTGTTCCGACATCTCCATTATTATTTTTCCCCAAGTTACTACCGGTTATGAGCTTAGGCATTTCTGGCACATTGAGAGTTAGAGAACTGCTTCCGGTTGTCTCAACTTTCATCCTGGATACTGTTTTTAAAAGAAGACCAGCTTGTTTGCTCTCCAAAACAGTCCAATATCCATCAGAGTATTGCGCGGATAAATCAAGAAGTCCATGAACATGGGAGGAATCGTAACCAGCTGTAGCTACAGACTCATTTATCTGGAACCACTCTTTTCCCTTGAAGTTTTTAAACCCAACCGAGTTATCTATTTGAGTTATTATATTTCCATTTGCGTCGTACACCTCAAAGGTGCCATATCCATTATTCGGACCGCCAAGCTTCAACGTTCCGCCTTTAGCATAGGTGAACGAAATATATAACTGGTTGCCCTCTTTATAAATTCCTTTCATGGAACCATTATTTGTAAGAAGATTAAATATCTCTTCGTGGGTAAGCGCGTCCACATCTATCACCACAGGGACAGATTGCATATCCAGCTGATTTGTAGTTCCATCTGCTGCATACAAGATAAATCTAACAGACACAATGCTTCTATCCAGCGAGCTAACAGTATAGCTTTTACTCGGCTCATTCACAGTTGAAACCAATGCGTTTGTAAATGTAGAGCCATCCGTGGAAGTTTGCACATACCATCTACCGGAATATGCTGTTCTTGTAGCACTGTCACCATCTCGATAATAAGCTTTTGCCGTAATTGTACTTGGTATAACCTTATCATCCTGTCCTCGCTTTAGGATATTGGATGAAAGCTCGATAAAATATGTCCTGCCAGGTACACCCTGTTCTCCTTTTTCGCCCTGTTCACCCTTTATCTTTGTCCATCTATATTTTGTCGGGTCGATGGAATCATCCGGCGTGTCGTAATCAGTATATTGGCCAATATACTGCTTTCCGGCACTGACAACTACATCAAAGCCAGTTTTTCCGTCAGCACTATTCGCATAAGCTATGTGGAAATATGGCGTCTTTCCGTCCGCACCTGCTTTTCCAGGGATGCCTTGTGCGCCATTCGCGCCTTTTACAAGTGTCCACGCGTAATCATCTGGATTAGTACTATCTTGCTCGGTAAAATCCGCATACATACCGATATACTCACGATTACTGTCCGACACAGAGAAATCTGTTTTTCCATCCGCAGAATTCGCATAAGCAATGTGTGTATAACTTGTTTTTCCATCTTTTCCGTCTGCTCCATCCTTGCCATCAGAACCGTTTTCCCCATCAGCGCCTTTGTATCGGGTCCATGTATAATCAGCCGGATCATCACTTTCCGTTGGCGTTTCCTTATTATTTGCAATTCCGATATACGCAACATATTCTGGCTTCAGATAGATTGGATTTCCTACAGTATCACATATTGTATTCCCATCTGTATCAATCCATGGAACAGTATCTGGGTTATCTGACATATCTTCGCCGTTTGGCATAGAAGCATATTTAATCCAGGTATATCCATTCTTTCCGGGCTGTCCATCATCCCCGCGAAATTTCGCCCAGGTATAGGCAGCTGGATCCGTGCTGTCATCCTGTAAATAATCTGTGTAAGTACCAATATAAATATCTGGTGTCTTTGTCATCTGTCCAGATGTTGGATTTTCTACCGGAGCATATTTAATATGCAAATACGGCGTTTTACCATCCGCCCCTGGAGTTCCAGGAATTCCTTGTTCTCCTCTCGGTCCTTGTGGGCCTTGAATACCTTGTTCTCCTTGTGGTCCCGGTATGCCTTGGTCTCCTTTTGGTCCCTGGAGACCGTCAACACCATTTGTACCATTTTTCCCAGCATAAATTTTAGCCAGCGAAAATCTTTTAACTACTGATAAAACACTGATATATGTTGCTTTGATGTCTACCCATCCATCGTCAGTGGATAATGCTGTTACTGTGTATGTCTTGGTCGCATTATTCCAGGATCCTGTTACGCTATCTGATTTGATAATTGTAAAATTACAATCAGATGTAATATCCTGCGTTCCGTACATCACGACTGCCTGCGTGTTTACGTTATTCGGAAACGTTCCGTAATTTCCATCAGAATCAACAGAAATACCCTGGTATTCGTTACTCAGCTGCAATGTCATATTCTTTGCAAGAGCAGCTGCTTCCTGCGCCTGTTTGGCTGCCGCTAAAGCATCCTCGGAATCCTGTAATGCTTTTGTTACGTCCGTGTCTTTTAACCTTTCCCAGTAATACCCTTTTCCATCATTGCGGAATCTGTAAGCATGGCTGTCTCCATCATAATACAGATCACCTACATGCTTACTCATTTCTGTATCAGTTAGCCACTCGTTTGCCGGGTAATTGCTAAGTGTAGGCGCAGGAGTCCCGGTCCAGGTATTGATATTTCCGTCAATCTGACCTTGCATACTGTTTAACAGTCCGTCCAAAGGTGATGCACCGATTCGCACGGATGCGCCGTCAATTACAATCTGGTTATTATCAATATCGGCTGAGAAGATAATTTTCCCGTTTGTGTCCCGGACAACTAACGCACCGGCATTAATATAACTTGCATTGATTCCCTCTGCGTACAGAAGCCTTGCAATAAGCTCTCCATTAATATTTAATCCATAAGGATACGTCTTTCCTCCATCCATGGAAATGCCAATTGCTTCTGCCGTAAACTTCCATACAATATCAGATTCTTCCAGTGTAGGCTTATTATGCGCATAATAGATATTACTGCCATCATCCTGTGGCTCTACAGTCATGTATAAACCACCAGAAGTTTTAAGTGTATTATTAAGCCTTTCAACGGCTTTTTCGCGCTCTGTGCGTTCATCCTTAACAAGTTGTCTAGCTTCTACCAGTGCTTTTGTAGCTTCCGACATATATGTGCTGCTATTTCGGATGGGATCATCTGCCTGCGTTTTTACAGTGGTAATGCCATTTAACGGAGATGATACATCAGTGATTGGTGTAAGATATCCATTGCCGTTTCGATCAAAACTGCGTGCCATATCACCAAATTCTAACAGAGGATTATAAATCAGATCCCCCTGCAGATTTCGGAATCTGGCCCCGACCAGATTACCGCCAATCCATGCCGCTACAGTTCCGAGGTCACTGTCAGACAGAAGATTGTTTTCTAACTCCAGGACGTACCCGGCACTTCCAAACAGGGATTCTGATTCTTTGTTTTTTACTCTGATGCCGGTAATTATAATATCATCACTGGAAAGAGTCGGGCTATTTACATAATCCTCTAACCTGGTTGGAGCTAAGGAGCCGCTTTCGACAGCTCCAAAATTCCACTTAATAAATTGCAAATACCCTCTATTGTCAATCCTGGCGTTTGCTGTCTCCAACATTGCCGCCCAACCGATCAATTGGCGGAATGTCATATTATCTGGGAACGCTGTGACAATTACATTTCCATGTGCCATAGAGGAAAACCCCATAGGGATATTCAAACTCTCGCAAGCGTCTCTTACCAGCGCCATAATCGGCTGTGGAAGCGTCAGAGCACTATAATATTTAGCATTGGTTTTATACATGTCATCCAGCGCCGTAAAGCTCAATATTTCACCGTATTGCTCTGGGGTGGTAATTGTATAGACGCCCTTATCAATCGTCTCATATCGGTCTTCCGACGCGGCTCTGGATAGAACTATGCTGTTTCCATCAGTGTCTAAAATCGGCTCATAAAAATCATCCATCCAAATTGATTCACTGGCTGGTTCTGCTACGGAAGTCTGGAGTTTCAAATAGGCGTGAACTTTTGCCTGGTAGAAATTATAATCTTTCCACTGATCCTCTGTATTGTCCAGTTCAAGCTTCATTGTTTTGCAAACTGTAGCGCCGACCGGGAAGCTGCTACTATCCGCACAATCGGAAAAGTCATTGTTGCCGATCATAATCTCGTTTTCAAGCGTCTTTGTTGTTCCGTCAGCAAAGGTGATCTCCACGATTTCAATTACTTGCTCACCATCCTGCAACTTTTCTTTAAAAGTATTTGATACATTAATCAAGTGGATTCACCCCCTGCATATTAAACGATATCTCAGAGTAATACTCTCCAACATGCCTTATATTGTAGTGCATTTTTCCAACATAAAATTTTTCTGATCGCCATTCGTTTTTATGTGCTAACCAATGATGCAAAATAAATGGTTTTCCTTTTATAATCGCATTTACCAGATTAGTTGATTTCTCGTTAACCGGCACATTAGTTGCCTTATAACTGTATTGGATTACTGTAAAAAGTGGAGTTATCAATGCAACTCCTTTTTGAGTTCGGTTACTTCCTTCTGAATAGGTGGTTTCAAAATTACACTGCATATCCTCATCTGGCTGAGGGATGAGAAGCCCATTTATTTTATATCTATCAGTTATTGATTTGCTTATCGAAAATGCCACGTTCTCACCCCCCCTATGCCAGTTCAAACGGATTTGTACCGCTTGCATCACGCCTTAACTTTGCTTCGTCAATCATCTCATCAAATATCGTTCTGCGGTTCAATTGCGCTGTAAATCTGTAATTTCCACCACTACCCTGATTTCCTCCGGTTTCTTCTCTCACGATTTGTCTTAACAGGTCTTCTGGTGCTTCCAGGTTGCGCCCATTCTTCTGATCTCCAAGCACTGCAAGGAACTCTGATCTTGGCGGGATAACGGCACCTTTTGCAAGATATGGAATTGTAGGAACTCTTGGGAAATTAGCCGTAAATCCAATTGTCCTTGATCCAAACGGAGTTGGAACCTTCCACGGTCCAAATGTAAATGCTGATTCAATGACGCCGATTGCGCTGTTTACAGTTCCAATAGCGCTGTTTGCAATTCCAATCACCTTGTTTAATATATCTTTGATAGTATCGCGTATACCTTCAAAAACTCTTACAACTGTATCTCTGGCACTTGTAAATTTATCAACGATTGCATCATGAATAGCATTTACTTTTCTGTCAACAAATGTTGTTATACTTTCCCATATAGATGACGTTTTTTCTGATACAGAATCCCAAATTCTTGTAATTTTAGACTTTATTCCATCAAATACTGTCGAGACTGTAGTTTTTATTGCTTTCCAAGTATTAGACAGCCATGTTTTTATAGCATTCCATATTGTAACAGTAACTGTTTTTATTGCGTTCCAAGAAAGAGAAATGATACTTTTTATTATTGTTAATGCGGTTTCCACTATTCCCTTAATAGCTTCCCAGGCTCCAGATATAATATCTTTTATAAGGTTCCATACACCTCTTGCAATTTCTTTGATTCCGTTCCATGCCAGTTCCCAATCTCCTGTAAAAACTCCTTTCAAAAAATCAATAACTCCGCTCAGAACATCTAATACATCTCCAATAATTTTAATAACGGATTTTATTGCTTCTATAACAGTGCTACCAATTACATTTGCCACGTCTGCTATTACTGGAATTGCGTTCGATATAATCCAGCTAATTATTGGGACTAAAATATTTTCCCAAAGCTCTTTTAAGATATCTATTAATTTGCCAAGAAACGTTTGGACCTTTACAAACATTTCTCCCAATTCCCCATCCATAAGCTCTTTTATTTTAGAAGCCAAACCTTGCAGAACCGGTAGAATATATGTGTTATATCCATCTATTAAAGTTCCAAAAATGGTTGAAAGTCCATTAGCTATTGAATCGAAAAAAGGTTTTAAATGCTCGTTGTATAATGCGGTCACCAAATCAGAAAGATTTTGAATAACTGTCGATAATCCATCGGTTATTGTTTCGATAACCCCAAGTGTTCCTTCGACTGCGCTTTTTAATATATCCTTATTATCAATGAACGGCTGTGTGATCATATTCAGCATATCTCTTCCAAGTCTTGCACATAATCCCATAGCAGTCATTGAGATATTTGAGAATATCCCTATGATATTGGCTGTTATCTGCTGCGCAATTTCTCCACCAAATGCAGAAAATACCTCTGCTAGAGCGGATGAAAAATTTCCTTCAATTTGAGCAACCTCAGATCCAATATCAAACATATCAATTAAATATGTTTTTATTCTACTGGTGTTTTGCTTTAGAAATTTTTCTATTCCTCCAATAAGATTTTGAGCAATTGTTATTCCAATCCTCGAAAAAGATCCAGATACTCTTCCAATGGAATAGGCAAATGTATCTAAAAAATCACTTGCCGCTCCAATTACTTCTGGATCAGTAAATATATTCTGCAAGGATTTCCCGATAGAGTTAATATTTTCCTTAATATCATCAAAAATCGGTTTGTAATCGCCTAGTCCATCCCAGAATCCTTTTGATAGCAATTTGGCTAATTTTTTAAACTTCTTTATTATGGAATCAAGCGGCTTGGACATTTTTTTAATAGTCGTTTCGCCTTCTGCAAGTTTTCCGTAATCCACATTGCTTACTGCACCAGATAATCCTCCAGACGCTCCACCACTCCCGCCAGATGAAGATGGTATGGAAGAGCTACTATCTGTAGAGGTAGCTTTGTGTATTTCGTCCAATGAAGAAAGATAATTTTTTGTTTCTTTATTTGCCTTTTTCGTTGCCTTAGCATTATCGTTTGTGGCATCTGCCAGTTTCTCTGCATTATCGGCTGCCTGTCCATACTGATCTGCCGTATCTGCAACTGTATCTGTTCCGGCAAGCCCTGCGCCGCTTCCACCTGTCTGACCTGATGATTTCTTGCCAGTAATAAGCTCCGTGAATGACTTAAATGCGTTTGCCAGAGTCGCCAGTTTGCCGAGAAGAATATTGATTACTTTCAGAACAGGTGTAAAAATATTAATCAGCCCTTGTCCGACTGTTGCCTTGAGGGACTGCAACTGCAACTGCATCACTCGCACCTGGTTCGCCCAGCTGTCAGAAGTACGAATGAAGTCTCCAGATGCGGCTGATAACTGTTTCTGCACAAAAGCCAATCGGAGAGCAACTTTCTCCTGTTCGGTCATGGCAGATGTGGTTTTGCCATAGCCGTTTGCAAGTGCGTATTGGTCAAGTGCCGACTGGGTCATTACCACGCCGAGGTCCTTGAGCGTTTCTGTTTCGCCCGTAAACACTGATTTTAGCTTGATATAAGCCAAGTCTTGACTGATATTGTAAAATGATGCTACGTCACCAGTAAGCTGTGTCAGAGCCGTTGACATATCATAAGCCTGTGCCTCTGAGAATCCGAATGACTTAGACATTGCTCCGAACGTACCAACATACCTTTTTGCCATTGTCTCTGACAGTCCGGCTGAGACCATTGAATTCTTTGCAAATTCATTGACCTTATCCGACATGGTGGTAAATGTAACATCGACCACATTCTGAACTTCTGCGAGGTCGGAACCAAGGGCAACGCACTCTTTTCCAAACTGTACTAACTTACCAACTGCAAAAGTCCCACCAATCAGTAGACCGATTTTTTTTACAGCACTACCAAGGCTGTTAAATGACTGTTTAATCCTTGATACTCCATTATCAATTCCAGATGTATCAAACTTGGTATCAATAATAATTGAGCCATCAGCAGCCATGTGTCCACCTCCTAACTATTTGAGGTTCAACATCTCATTCAGCTTATCTTTATAAGCTTGCTCCTCATCGCTGAGACGTGTTTTTATATCAATAATGTTCTTGTTCTCTTGATAGAATTTCTTTTCCCATTTATCGAGCTTTTCGCCCTTCGCCTTTTTAGAACGGATCCCAACCACTGTATTAAAAAGGCATTCACCGGATTCCATAAAGTATCCAAAGAACGTCCACCAGTGCATGTATGGAACGGCTCTGATTTCTTTACCAGCAACCTTGTTTACAGCCGGAACGATCATATCTCCGTCTTGTTTCCAGTCCATCAAGCGAGGTTTGGGTTTATTCGGACTATCGTCAACTTGACCACAGTCAATAAACTCGCAAGCTTTCCGACAAGCTTCTACAAGATGTTCTGAGGGTATGCTTTGCCAATCCTCGAACAGAATCTGCAACATAACAACTGCTTTTGCCTGTTCGTCTAACTCTGGATCATTCTGCGCAATGAGAATATCAATGATTGCTCGAAAATCCGTTCTGATAGAAAAATCCACCCCACTTATGTTCAGTGAGGTGGGAAGCTCATAGGCGGTCATTTTTCATATTTCTCCGTATACTTGTTAACTGCTGCCTGCATTTTCTTTTTTCTCTTTTCAATTTCCGGTGCGATTGCTTCTGCGATCTTGTCCAGAACGATATAAGCAAATACCTGGCCATTACCGAATACAGTTGTTGCGGTAATTGGTTCTTTAAACAGGTCTTTTGATGCTTCGTAGCCAAGCAGATAGTTGATCTTATCTTCGAGCTGTTTATTTAACTCTGCCATTTCTTTTCCGGAAGTAACTTTCTGAATAGAATCTTTGAATTGTTCAAAATATTCTGTCAGCTCCTCTGCACGTGCTGCTACATTGATATCGGTCGGATTCAGTTTGAAAGAAGAAAAAACTTCGTCTTTGTTATTTGTGAATGTAAAAATGAGAATTCCATCATCAATTTTGGTGTTAATTATTTTTGCCATTTAGCATGTCCTCCTTGTATATGTGTTTATTCACTGTCGGCTGTGAATGTACCGGAACTGATATCAAATTTTCCTTTTACACGCTCACCAACGTAGTTCACAGTAAACGGAATCTGATAGCCGGATGTATCGCCGCCATAGGAAGTCGGTACAACGTAGCAGTCCTGCTGGTATGCTTCATACTTGCCTGCCGTGGCTTCTGTCCAGAGATGAACTTCAACTGCTTTTGTTTTGAGGTTGTCGTCTTTGAGACGTCCATCTACAATCTTCTGCAATGCTGTAAACAGATCAGAAGTAGTGTCTGCATAGAACGGATCAGCGTCAGAAGAAACTTCATAGCCGTTGTGTTTAAATGTGGATTCTCCAAGAATGTTTTTAGATGTTTCAGTATCTGGATTGAGTTCTACGTTATACTCTTCCAGGTCCTTTCCAAGACGCTCATATTTCGGCGTCAGTCCTCCACAGAGGGAACCTGCGTCAATATAATGAGCCATGTATTTACGGTCAATTTTGCCTGTAACTGCCATAGAAATGTCCTTTCTGCCTATAACTCTTAAAGGCTGTGTAGGTTAGCGACTATCTCCAATTGATAGCCGGTTAGTTGTTATATTTAAGTGGTGTAATCACCATTTTTCCCAGTCATATTCGTATTTTACTGTGATTGGAAGCAACCAGTCCTGTACGCCGTTCTCCTGCGGTTCTAAACCATAGGAGTTGTCACGTGTGATACGTTTTATCACTCGCCCCTGTGAAAGCTCTGGAAACACATTTAAACGCGTCTCAGAGCCATTTATAATAACTGGTTCCCGGCATATCCATTTACCGAGATTGTCAAGGAACTTCTGAACAGATAGTTTCTGCCTTTCTTTGTCAGATGCTGTACGATATACCACGTAAAATGGGTACTGACATACCTGATGCATCGTTCCGCAAACATCTTCTTTTTCTGAATAGATCAGCGCCCCGTTGTCTGCCGAGAACGCAATTCCGGACTCCTTGCCAAGTTCCTCAAACTTGATTGTTTCATTTTCATATAGTCCCGGATACTGGTTCAGAAGTGCTTTCATGGCATCTGTCAGAATCTCGTATCCGGTTGCATCTTTTCCGATAGGTTTATCCGCCATGTCTGCCACCTCCTGCCTGTGCTTTTACTTTGCGAATCCATGTGCTACCGTATTGTCGTTTAGCGGCATCGAACCACTTTGCTTGTGCCTGTGGGTGAATTTGTTTGGTGTATTCAAGATTTTCCTTTGCGGCTGTCTGACCAGAAAACTGACTAACAAGAACTTTCTTTGCTCCACGTCTTGCGTAGGGACTTCCAGTTGCTTCATCAACCATTCCTTTCCCCTCGTACAGAAAACGCCCATAAGGAGCCGCCGCCGCGCATACTTTCCCAGTTCCTTGCAAAGATGTACTCTCAACTCTTGTCCGATTGATAAAATTTCCGGTAATCATTGGCATAAATGGAACCATGCTGTCCATAACCATTCCGTCAAGGAGATACTGGGCTTCTTGATACTGTCTGGAAAACCTGTCCATATTCAGCTTGATTTTCATATCTCCATCGACTATGGAGAATCCTTTGAAATGATGAATCTTACTCATATTACTTACCCAGAATCTCAAAATGTGGAATCAGCGTATACGGACCGCCAACACTGGTAATCTTAAACACGTTATCTCTGTTCTCATTCATGTACTGATAGAATCCATTCCGATAATCGCTATCGGTTACCGTTCCGCCAATCCACTCACCCTCCCAGAAGAATGATTCATCCGAGAATGTAATAGTGTCCTCCAGAGCGTTGTTAATCTGCTGTTTCCACTCTTTAGGTGGCATCCATGGAAGAATCTTGCTGTCTTTATCAGTAATGGTTATATCGCCATTCTGGGCGGTATAGCGTACGTGTAACTGTGCGTTGTCTGTTGCGTCTGGTCCGTACTTCTTAAGGATTGCTCCTTTGTCCGTAATGAGGTCAACGCCGGATAAAACATGAGGATACCAGTACACATCTCCTGTCGTGGCTGATTCATAATAATCAAAAATCGTCACAGTTTTGCTATACATGATACCCTCTCCTTAATTATTCTTTCTGCACTGTCTGCTTAATAACCTGATTCACACCAGTAGCCGACAATCCGTTAAACATACCGACTGCAACCGCCGTGATATAGTCCGATGCCGGGAAATCCGGGATAACTCCCATTCCGACAGCTCCAAGAATCCCACCAATAACCGCCATGATTACTGGAATCCATTCATCAGAGATTCTTTTTGATGCTTTACAGCCCATTCCTACGATGTAGCAAATCATAACGATTGCGATACATGAGCCTAATGTTGAAATGTCCATTATTCAGATACCTCCTTAAATTCTTCTTCAAACTCATCCTTTGTCATTGTATCGAAATATCCTTCTTCATCACACAAGACGTAATCCCCAGGCTCTACGAGTACCGAATCAGCCATTTCGCCATCTCTAAATGGAGCAGGATATGCGGAAATCTCAATGTTAGGTGGGTTAAATTTGTTATTAATTTTTACCGAATTGCCAACAAATTTTTCAATTTGAGCTATACCTTTTAGGAGTGGCAAAACACTGAATAGCTTCAATTATAGTCGGTTTTATTCGTACATATTTCATACTCACACTCCCGCATACAATATTGGTATTCCATCATCCGTCCTTACTCCCATCAGAAGCGGTAAAGCTGTCTTTAAGAGTAAGTCGTTCGTTTTCTGTACATCTCCGACGGCGGCATATACCGCGCTCCATTCTTTTGCACTCGCCCCAATCTGTTGAGGTGTTGCGTAAGAGATGGATTCACTGCCAGAAGATACAGATGTTACAATGCCTGTTGAGATGTTCCCGACATTTATGTCGGTTACATTTGCCGATGCCTGATTGATAGCATTCTTTTCAGCAAGCTCAATCTGATACATTAATTCAGCCAATGAACAGACCGCCTTTTTGATACGCTTCTGAGAGTGTTCGTTTGTTGGCAGCCCGTCCACCAGCCTGTCAAATGTCATTGTGTCCACAAAATCACTAGCTCTTTCTGCCAGTCGTGGAAAGTCGGCTTCTGGCACGACATTGCCGAATGATTCTGTATAGAATTTATAATCTGCATAAGCCATGCCAGTTACCTCCCACGATCATCATTTTGCTGTTACAGTCGCATGTCCGGCACTCAACGCCTTATAGGTACTGTCACACTCAACCACTGTGATCATCTGCCCTGTTGCTGCGGTAATGTCAGCTTCTCCATCCCACGCAGTCCAGTTCTTCACATTCTGGCCATAATCTACAGTAGTCTCAGAAGATGCAACTTTGTACTTATATGCATTTCCTGCGCTTGCTTTTGTCGGAGTAACAGTCACTTTAGTATCTCCGCTCTTACTTCCTGCCGCAGAATTTACAGTCAGAGTTCCAAGTGTCTGAGTTGCATTGATAGTTCCGACAGCAATAGCGTCAATATACTCTGCAAAGAGGGTAAGCCCCATGATCGCAAATGCTTCAGACACTGCTGTGTGGTAGTTGCCCTGCGTATGAAATCCGATCAGATTTGTTTCACCGGATACAGTGTATACAAGACCTGCTCTCGCAAAGTCAGATTCATTCGGGTCAACATAGTAAAGAACGATGTTCTCCACAGGTGTAGCAATAACTGTTCCTCTTGGGATCTCACTGTCGGATAACAGGAAGATTGTGTTAAATCCCAGGAAATCTTTCATATACTGGAAACCGAACTGGTTCTGAATAGTGATATCAGCTGCGCCGATATATTCGTACACATCCAGAATGTTGACAAATCCAACAACGCCAGTCACATTTCTGTGCATCTGCTTAAATTTGTTTTCTACACGGCCCTTGGCCATTGCCAGAGCCATCTGGAAAGTAGTTTCCGTGAATGAGAGAGTACCTGTTTTCAGATAGTTATAAAATCTTTCAGTAACATTGGTCTGAAGCTGGAAAAGGAATTCATCATCAGTCATCTGAACAGCGTTCTCATAACCGTGATCCTTGATTGCTTCGATAGATACAGCCTTTGCGTATTTCTCAATACTCATTTCTGCATAAGGCTTTTCTTTTACAGTGAATTTGCTGTAAGGGATTTCCTCGCCCTCTTTAACATTTCCATCCTGTAATGTGCCTTCTGCATATTTTGATTTAAGAACCGCTCCGGGTGTCTTTTTGATTGGACGCATGATGCCAAGAATCTCGCGCAAGTGTTCCCAGTTTTTTTCGAATCTGGTGACGAAGTCAATCTCACGCGCCCTTACCTGAATATCATTTGTCATAATAAGATTAGCTTTTGCTGCCATATAAAAAATCCTTTCTACCCATAATTATTAAGGTATTGGGTTAGCGGCTATACTCTAGCGTATAGTCGGTGTAAAAATCACTGGAATAACTGGATGTTCTGGGCGATCGCCGCCTGCCTTTCGGATGGGTCTTTGATTGCTTCAATATCCTTCTTTGTCATGCTTCCTGGTGTCTGCTGCTGCCCAACATGTGTTGTAAATCTTGCCTGGTTCTGCTGAGCCTGCTGCTGAGATTCATCCACGAAAGCGGATGCGTCAGACTGTTTCATCTGCTCAATCAGATCATTCAGCCCAAGGATTTTACCGTTTTTCAGTTTCAATCCGGCTTCTTTAATGTCTGCCATGACTGATTTCTTAGCTGCTTCGCTGGAAAACTTAACATCGTCGAGTGCCGCTTTCAGAGCGTCTGAGAAATCACGGTCGTAGATTTTTGCATTGAATTCTTTCTCTGCATCCTCGGCTTTTTTCTTCCATTCAGCAAGCTCTGTCTGAATGTTCGCCGGGTCGATACCGTCAAAGCCTTTTAAGGTTTCTTCTGCTGTCTCAGCACGTTCTTTCCAGTTATCTCGTTCTCCCTCAACTTTTGACAGAGTTTTTGCAACTTCTTTTGCATTCTTGTAATTCTCAGAAAGTGCCTTTTTCACATCTGCCTGTTTATCCTCCGGGATTTCAATTCCAAATGATTTTAATGTGTCAATAAGTTTCTGCATATATATCCTCCTGGTCGTGTTTATTGACCTGCCGCCGCAGGTAAATGGATTAAGCCAGTTAGACCACTGGCAAGGTAATGGGAAAGATAGGAATTGAACCTATAATGTTTACCACGAGGGAACGGTTTTACAGACCGCCGCAACACCGCCAATCGTTGCCGCTTTCCCAGAAGACACCTTTTCGGGACTATTTGGATTAAATTCCAGTCCACAGGATAAGGATAAACCTATAATCGGAATGGCAGGATTCGAACCTGCGACGTCAAGAGCTATGCGCTCTCCGCTCTTTCCAGCTGAGCTACATTCCATTATGCTTTTCGGTCCGGACACCAGATAGCAGGATAAGCAATAACCTTTTCTCATGAGATAAATTCAGCCAAATCATAGACTGCCTGCAAGCAAACAGCATAATTTTAACCGAATCAAAGCGGAACGCCCGGAATCGAACCGGAGACCAGAGCGCGACTCTGTCAGTTTTCCACTAGCGTACATTCCACATAACCCGGATTCCCGGGTTAGCAAGGTGTTTAACGTGTTATGCTTACCACTATCCGACTTTCACGGAAATGTTGATTCATTTATAAGGAGGTGTTACCAGTCAGTCAAGCTGACTAATGAATATGTCGGAAATTGCACCCGCTTTTCAACCTCCAGATTCCGCTCAAATCTGTTTCTATTAAGGACATATTCACAAAGAAAGGAGGACATGAAACGAAAAAGAAAGCAAAAACTTCTAATCAGCAAGTCCTACAAGGTTCACCATGCCTTGTAAGACTATAGTATCATATTCTTTCAAAAAAGTTGTCCCCACATTTGCAAGAATCAAAGCATACTTCTAAGTTTTTCGACGTATCTTTTAACAAGATCACGTTCTTCTCGACATTCTGCGTCCTTGGATATATCGCTCAATTCCGTGGTAAGCTCATCCATGTGTTCTTCCAGTGCAGCAAGCATTTTTCTTTTGCAGTCTTCAGACTTCCCGGAGCGATAGCTCTGCTTCTGTGTCATGTAGTCATCGTAAGTGTCTCGCCCATCAGAGCGGCTGTAATGCTCTCTGACATAATGTTCACCACGTCTGGCATAAGAATTGCCCCGGTCGTAATCTGGCATCATTCTGCCGTCACTTGAGCTGTATCTCCCCATGCTGTCATGTTTTCTTCCACGCTCGCTGTAATCGTCATTGTATCCGCTACGCATCTCATCAAGGACAGTGTTGTAATACTCCACTTTCTTGTCCCAGTACTGTGTGTTCTTTATATCTTTGTACATATCAATCAGCTTGTATGTCATTTCCAGATTTCCAGTAGTCAACCCACTGTCAGCGATTTTGGACAGTTCGTCTTCAATTCTTGCACATAAGTCTTTAATGTCTCTCATAATCACACCTCCTATGCTTCTCTGGTCACGACAATATTTGCGTTCGCAACAGAAATTGCCTGATCGCTTGTATTCTCTACTGCGATATTAACGCAACATCCGCGAGGTACATCAATATAGATGCCAGAGGACACATTGTTATACTGGTCTACTGCTGCCGGTGTGGAAATCATCTGAGAAGAAAGAACCGGTTCGCCAGAGATTGCAATAGCCAGAGAAATAGCTTCAACAGTACCGCCTGTTGGAATTGCGATATTACCAGAAAAATCCACAAAGAATCTCGCTTTGCACTGATTAGTCAGTCCTCTTAGAGTTATAATTCCACTTCCCTCTCTGTGCTGAATACAGTTAGAACCTTTGACTGCTGTGTTTGAAAATACTACGTTTCCATTTGCTGCTACAGTCTGAGCAGCTACATTTGTAAATTCTGCCATAAAAATACTCCTTTCATATCACAAAAGGACAGGTCTCAGCCTGCCCCTCTGTGTAATACGGCATAAGCCGACATCCGAATCAATCGAAAGATACTCTCGATATGAAGTTATCAGCAATTGCATCCGGTGTTACATCCGCATCCAGAATATGGATATGGAGATGGGACTACGTAGGATGGCACAGGCATAGGATTTATCCTACGAATCAGTTCCGCTGTCTGTGCTTCCTGATTTGCCGCAATGTAAGCATTCTGCGCGGACTGAGAAGCCGCCAGTTTAAGTGCCTGATTCTCTGCTCTAAGGTCTGCTGTCTCTTTCTGGCAAAGATAATCAAGAATGGCACGGGTGTTGCTGTTCTGATTGTCCAGAATATCTCTGGTGTTGTTGTTCATTGAGTTCTGCAATGCACAGGTGTTCTGTGCCATATTGTAATTTACGCCCTGAATTGCTTCTCTGGTTTCGCAGCAACAGTTCGCAAGCTGTGCCTGTAAAGCATTGGTATTCTGCATATTAGCCACAGTATCGGCATTAATAGCCTGCTGGATTCCGAAGCCGGTCTGCATGATGTTGGTGTTGATTCCATTGAATCCGGTAAGCATACCATTATTCATGGCATAAAAGCCATCGCACAGGCCACTGTTGATTCCATCAAGTTTGCTGATTACCGCTGAATTGTCGAATCCTCTCTGAATGTCTGCCTGAGTAGCTGCTGTGGCTGCATATCCGCCGCCATTGCCATTATTGCCCCAGCCGTTGTTTCCCCATCCACAGAATACGAACAAGAAAAGCACGATAAGCCACCATGCGCCATCTCCACCAAACATGCCGTCATTATTTCTACTGTTTCCAGTAGCAGCGGCAATATCTGCTAAGCTATAATTTCCATCCATAGTTATAATCTCCTTTTTGTGTATTTACATCAATCTGGCCAGATTGTAATGTACTATCTCATATTCTTCAGCAGGTTTTGAAACTGACCTGCCATCTGCTGGACCTGATTAAGCTGCTGTTGGGAAATCTTTCCAGACTGTAACATCTTTTCAACTTCTGCTTTCGGATTTCCCTTAAAATTCTGCTTAAACTGCATAAACTGCTGTATCATCTGCATTGGTCCGTTTCCCTGTGGCATCCCACCGCCAAGTGTGTTAAATAATGGATTACTCATCTGCATTTCCTCCCTTGTTTGCTGATTCCTGCACGGTATTAGCCCTAACAGGTTCAGAAAAAGAATTTAATCGGTTTATGATAGCTTCGTATTTGCCCTTTAAATCGTCGTATTCCTGTCTGGTGACGTATTTACTGTCCATGTTCTGAACAGTCTGTTTAGGCGGCATCTGAGAGCCTACCTCGTTGTATTCAAACGTTCGCAGTGGCTGCGGCATGCCGGATACGTCTGTGGATTTTATATAAAATTTCTCTGATTCTGAATCCATCAGTAAAACACTTGTCCCGGGTGCTACCAGATAGGATTTTGCGCCGACTTCGCCGGATACCCACAGGATACCATTATTGTTCTGCTGCTGTTGTACTGGTTGAGCTGGCATCTGGACAGGCTGTTGCTGGAACTGGTTCATCTGCCCAGGAACGCCAAAGCTATATTGATAAGGATTGTTATATAATGCCATCTTATACACCGCCTTTCTGATTATATTTTTGCATAAAAAAAGAACCGGAAACAGGTCGTTTCTGGCTCTAATTAGTATCCAAAAAGTATCAGCACACTTTGATTATTTTATTATTTACCCTCCGGCTTAACCGCTTTGCTGTTGATATACTCACGTTCATCTGTTCAGCGCAGTATTCAAGAGTGCGCTCCTGGCATCTCAACCGGAACAGTCTTTCTTCGTCTGGTGTGAAATTACACTCTATCAAGAACCTGTCTATATCTTTTTTCGTGAACACATATAATTTCATGAGCATACCCCTTACTAATGCTAACGCTGATTCTGCGCAAGATACTCCGTGAGCTTCTGTTTTGTTTTTTTTAATTCCTCAACATTATTCCCACTGATCTGACTATCCAACATGGTTGATAGTACTTCCAGAATCAATGAATCACGCTCCGCGATCCTCTGAAGACTCTCGTAATCTCGCTTATCATGTTCTTCCAGTGTCTCTACTCGCTTATTAAGTCGGAATGCTGGTGTAATCCATTTAAAGATTACAGCCGCTGCCCCTCCAACAATAGACACTCCTCCGCAGATAGAGAGAAAAATCTGTATGAATTCTGATATGTTCATTTAGCTACTCCTTTTCCCAGTAATATACCGGGATCTCATTACCGCTATTCCATGTATCGAAATATTTGCCATTCTGTACCGTTACCGCATGACCATCTATGCAGAGGATGTATGTGCCTGTCGGATGGTCTGTACAAAAGTCATTGACTGTATAGATATATCGTTCTGACTGTTCTATCAGTTTGCGCCGGTATCCACGTTTATAGAGATACGCTCCCCAGACATAATTTGCACTTGGCATATCTGACAGAGAACACGCTTGCACCATTAGCCCGGCAAACACCGTTTCCCAGTCCTGCCCGGTTGCTTTGCATATTGCCCGGACAACGCAATCTCCTGTTCTCTTATCCTTAACAGGATTCGGATTGAAATATTCCCATCTATCCATCAGTCAATCCCCTTTGCTGTCTTATATCGTCTTGCCGCTCCTCTGGCTTTAGCGGCGTTCTGGCGGTTCCACTTAGCGATCATAAGTCGGTCTTGTAGTTCCCTCAGGCCATTCCGTTTGCAATAATCTTTATATGCAGCATTTTGTTTCTGTAAAAGATAAGACTTCCGGTCAAGGTCTTGCTGTAATGCGAATTTTGCCTTTTCATTCGGTGCATTGTCGACTCCTGCCTGCAGCCCAAGAACCTCTCTCTTCGTTTTGCGGATTCTCCGCTCATAAGTACGCTGTCGCTGTTCCTTTTCGTACTGTTTACCTTTGTCAGCTTTATCCTGTGTCGATAGTTCTGCATAAGGGTTAAATTCTCCGTCACTGGCTCCGAAGCTATGCCGACAGTTGACCCCTGACAGTCCGCTTGCTGTCCCGTATCCGGTCAATGAGAATGGCGGAAATTTCTTACTCTTGCCAGAACGAGAGTATATCTTTCCTTGCCACCATGAGTGGTTTCCCGGATTCTGACCGCCGTCACCCGTTCTGGCTCCAATGTGAGCACTAACCAGAACTAAATCCCAGTCCATTTCTTCCATGCGCTTCAGGGATATATCCCCCGTAGCCTGTGCCACACCAGTTCTGACAGAACGTGCAACCGCTGTTTCAATCGTGTCTTTTCTACCAGATGGATATGTGACGGTAACACCATCACTCACAACGTTGTTAACTGCCTCTTTAATGGCTTGCGTATACCCAACTGCACCAGTCATCACATGGTTATATGCAAGGTCGCATTGTTCGATATATAGCCTCTGAGCGGCACTTGCGGTTGTCCGTGTGAAGTTCTTCCACTCGCCCATGGTCGCAAGCATATTTCGTTCCATGAGTCTTATCATTGTTGGTGACTGTTCAAGCGGCACAGGACTTAATCCTGCCGCCTTATATACCTTATCATCATACTCCATTGCAGTGATTCCGGCATCTTCAAACGCTTCAAGAAGCTCTTGTTGCTCACGTTTGGTGTATCTGGATAGTTCTGCCAGAATGTCTTCTAACAGTTCACCGGATTCCTGTAACGTTCTGATTCTCCACGCATCAGCATTGGTCAGAATATAGTCCTCGCCCCTGCCGATTCTTGCCATCATCCGTGATACGATCTCAGAGATGATATACTGGTGCAATTCTTCAGCAATTTGTTCACTGCCCTCTGTAATTTGTCGTAAATATTCAGGACTAAGTATAATATATCACCTCTTTCGATAAATGTTGTGGTACATGTTTTAAAAATATGCTACAATCAACCTATTAAGGAGGTGTCGCAAAATGTTTTTAAAACTGAAAATTTATTGCACTTGTAATTGCAACTATTACGTAAACGAGCAAATTAACACGGAAAAGGTAATTTGCCCAAACTGTGGTAAAGAACATCCGTCTTCATCACAAATTATATCTATGCTTCACATGGCTAAGTGCATTGATGATGGCAATGTCCCTGGCGTAAATACAGTAAGGACATTTGCTGTATCCAAGCGAGAAGATTCTGGCTGTTAATAATGTTATTGCAAAGTGGAGAGGAGTTTTAATCCTCTCCGCTTTTTTTACTTAATTCACTAAAACTCTCTTGTAATTGGCTTTGGAATTTCGCCTGTCAGATATGCGAGGTATTTTTTTCCCTTGTTACCGGCTTGTCTGCCATCTTTTTACTCCTCTCCGAATAGTGTTGGTTCCTTTGGCTCGGCTTCTTTGACCATTGCTTTCGCTTCTTCCTCAGTCATTCCTTCAAACTTTACAAAATACAACCATGCCGGAACCTTGCCAGTAGTTACATACTGCCACCACCTTGCACGGTCGTTTTCTCTAACATAGAGGATGTCTCCGAAATCATAATTGACTTCATAAGCTCCGACAGGTGCAAGTCCGTACAGGTCAGCGTAAACGTTCAGCGCGTAAATTACTTCGTCCAGACAGGATTCCAGTTTGTCCCTCACGTCTTTGATAAACTGGACTGTCCTCTGCTGTTCTGCTTCTACTCCAGTAGCCGTCTGAATTCCGCTAGATTCGTTAAAAACAAAGTATCCGTTAGAGAACCCAATCTTGTACCCTAACTGGCTTAAAAGAGCATTTATGCCGCTTATACGGGTATCAGTGTTTAGAATCGGGTTGATTTCTTGGTAAAACTCTTTCTCATCCTGTCCGAATACATTTTTCACATAATCCGGCAAGCTCATTTCTTTGCATCTGTGCTCCATGGCCTGCGGTGTCATGGCGGATACTGGTGATCCGCTCGGCATCAGCAGTCGGTCATCTACCAGAGCGGTTCTCTTAGAATCAAGGATTTCTTTTGCATTACGGCTGTATGCAATGTCCAGATCTTTCAACTCTTCAATTGCTTCTGCAAATATCGGTAAGCCAAATGGTGTACTGATATCTACATTGTTCGCCTGTGGAGTCCGCAGAACTCCGTACAGAGGTCCGTCCAGCTTCTCGCCATTTGCTTTGAGAATCGGCGGCGTATCTGCCATGAGGTCAGCCCATTTGGTCTGTTTAAGGTCGATTTTATCGCCGATTGACTGAGGGGATTTCGACACATAAGCTCTGTTAGAAACGTAGTACGGATAGGTTGTCACGCCATCTATTGTAGTCTCGACAAAACGATGATATTCAAGCCGTGTGTAGTATTTCCGTCCAACGGTATAATAGTCCTTGAATATAATCCCCTTTATTTCCTGATTGTCATAATCTACAATCATCGCATCTGCCGGAGTGAATACGTCAAGGCTCTCGCCGTTTGGCTTGATAAATACCGTTCCATAAGCACATCCATATTCTACCCAGTGCCGTATCTGGAAATATACCTTGTCAATCTGTTCCTGAAGCCATGTAGCCCTTGCAGAACCGTCTATCTGAACGCCGATCGCCAGTGTTACAAGCCTAGCTGTCTCTGAGCAGACAGATTTCGCAAAATTGATCGTCTTAATATTATTATTATCGTCCAACCATTCCGGCGCGCCTCTATAGATGTTTGCACACCGGTTAATCAGTGATTCCATCTCCGGAAATTCTGCTGCCTGGATGTTAAAATCCTCTTCGGCTTGTTTTTTGAAAATCATGTTAAACCACCTTTTCAACGTTGTTATAAGTCCCATTTAGTCACCCGATTTTAAATCCAAAATCTTCCAGGTTTATCTTCTTGTCTGAAATAGTTTCTTCTTTTTCCATTAACATTTCGCCTGGAATCCAGAAAACCAACATCTCTGTAGTTGTCTTCGTTTCTATTGATACGTTATTTACAATATTAATTGTTGTATTTTCAATACATTGTTTCTGACAAAACGGTTGCTTTTGTGTTGAACTTCTAAAATGTCCCACAGATTTCAAGTAATTTCCGTTAATATCAAATGGGAATATATAATCATCTTTTATCCATTCTTTTTTACTTATTACGCACTATACCCCCTTCTGTTAAACAGTGGCTCGTAAGCATACCTAAGCGCCGAGATTGCATGATCATTTCCGTCTGGATAACCACTTATTACATTTCCCTCTTTGTCCCGATCGTACTCATATTCTGTGATTTCCTTATATGCGTTCGGTGTTCGCTTCGGGTCAATAACAAGCGTCTTTGTCTGTAAGAATTTAAAGCCATACTCGATACTTCCCGGCCCTTTGATTGCTCCTCTGGCAGGAAGTCCGGCATCCCGGAAGTCGTTCACGGATTTAGGTTCCGCAGAATCACATATCATCGTATAATCATCATAGCCTTTTTTCTTGATCCAGTCAGCGGTCTTGGAGTTGCTCCATTTATTTACATACAATTCGTCGATCAGATATATTTTCTCTCTGGCAGAATCGTAATAGGTCCTGAGATAGCAGAAGGCATCCGGGTACCATCCATAATCTACGCCAGGGAAAATACGGTCCATGTGACTGATCTCTTCGTCTGTAATGTTTCTAATCTCCAGATATTCAAATACGTTTCCACCGTTTCCATTCGCAATTCCCATGTACTCATGCTCATAAGCATTTGGATTGACTTCTTTAAGGTGTTCTGCTTCGTCAATAAATGGCTGCCCTAGCCATCCTTTTGGCACGTCCAAGTAAGTTGATGAATGAACTATTCTGTTTTCTTTTGGTTCGAGAATATACTTATTAGCCCAGTTATTCATCGTTTTTGGTGGATTGAAACTCTTAAATATCCATGCAATGTCACCGCCACGAATCGCAGACTGCTCAATTTTACGAATTTCCTCAGGTCCTGCGAATTGGTCTAACTCTTCGAACCAGAGAATGCCAATATATCCGAACTCAGGGTTGATAGATTTAATCTTTTCGGGGTCATCAGCACCACGGAAGTATATCTTTTGTCCGGTTGATTTCAGCGTAATCTCCATAGGTGATAACTTGGAATCAAATTCTTCTGTAAATTCCTGCTTTCCAATAGCCCATTTGATTTTGTTATACACAGAATCCTTAATAGTATTCCCAACCTTACGGCAAACCACAGCATGGATGTCATGATTGTTCTTCATCAACTCTACTATAGTCATTCCAACAGTGGTTGATTTCGTGGAGCCGCGTCCACCCTTAAACACATACTCCAGATGTTTCTTGTCTCGAATATCTCTAATGGCCCAATGAAAGCAATCAGGAATGTTATACAGATCCATGTGATACTCTTTTGCATTTCTGGCAGCTTCCTCCGCTGCTTTCTTTTCTTCCTGCTCTTGCTTAATTTTTAATGTCTTTTCCAGATCATTCATAGATTTGAGCTGATCGGAGAAATCTGGAGCAAATCCGAATGAATCAGTCAGCTCACCTCTTGCGATCATGGAACGGCGTTGCTGAATTTCTGCCAGAGACATGATATCAGTACCTTTTTGTTTTTCGATGAGAGACTGTTTTGCAGCTATATAGGAAGAAACCTCAAGTTTTTTCAAGTTCTGTTGTCCCATTGAATATGCTGTTTTCTCGCTATACCCAGCTTTTCTTGCGGCATCAGATGCATTTCCGCCATTCTTTATATATTCATCTGCAAACGCTTTCTGTTTAGGCGTTAAGTCCATCTAATCACCTCTGTCTATCCTCATTTTCTGACCGCCTCCCATATCTCTTTTAAGCACATGACTACATCATACTGGGATGCAGTTCGTAATATTTCATAATCACAATCTTTCCATTCTCCTCTTTTTGTAAGATGGAGTGTAGGTGTTGATATAATCGTTACTGTAATCAATCGTTTCTGCTCATAGCTGTAGAATTGTGATGTTCCAATTTTTATAATTAATCCAGTAGATAATATAGCTTTTTGAAGTTTTCTCATAACTGCTTTTAAGTTTGCCACATTATCACCTCACAAAAAACTGCCACATATGGTACATAGCTATAGATATATACTATATTACCATACATGGCAGAAAAATTTGTCCCCACATTTTAATATTAATTGTATTATTATATTTCTCTTAGTTTTCTTAGAGTATCATAAAACATAGCCATTGCCTTGCGCTTGTATGCATAGAAATCGTCTCGCTTTGCCGGTATATACTTTGTCTTCATGATACGATCATAAGATTTGTTTGTTACAATAGATTCATACACCAGGAGCTCAATCCCTGGAGGGCAAGAGCTTATGCAGCAGTGCAAAATATCGTGTCTCTGCTCTGGTGTAGCTTTCTGGCATATATCCTTTAAACGGTTAATGTCTTCCGGGTATACGCCAAAATCAACAAGTGACTTTTGCCTGGTTCGCATATCATCACTCCTTTTTATTTCTATTTACGCTTACCACCAAAATGTGCTACCAAAAAAACAGTGCCGAATGCTCCGAATATTATTCCAAATGTAAATGCTATTAAACTATCAATCATTCTTCTTCATCTCCTCCAGCTTCTTCTCGGCTTCTATATGGGTAAGAAACCATGTTTTCCCGTATTCTACATCAACGCAAATAACATTCGGGGCATGAATACTGTCTTTATCACACTGTACGAACCAACCACTTTGTGAAAATACAATGCTGTAAACTTTTTGATGATACACTCTGTTATTTGCTTTATACCCATTCAGGACATTTAAATCATAATTTGCTTTGCTCGGAATCTTATAAATATCATCACCGATTTTAACCGGCAATCTCACAAGCAAGCCCTGTTCTTCTGCTTCTTTGTAAGACTTTAATTCTTCCAACCATTTAGCAACTTGTCCGTATTTATCTGCACAATCATTACTACTGATAAAACTGTTAGGAATAATGATGGTATTTTTCTCTTTGTTTATTCTGTTCTTTCTCGCTACTTCTTTGATGTATTTAATAGCATTGTCAAGTGTTAATCTCTCCATCTACTTCACCTCTTTCAACTTCTCCATTGCCAACTTCAGCGATTCTACAAATTCATCATTTACTACTACATGATCTGGATTCTCGATAAATTTTTCAATCGTGCTAATTGCTTTCTCTTCGGGTGAAGGGACTGTAAGTCTTATTGATTTTGCAATTTCAAGAACTTCATCTATATTATCTTCCCAATTACATATATCACACAAATCCCTCTTGCACCTAGTATTGCTTGCACTCAATACACATTTTGAACAGTTACGTCCTCTACAATTGCGTACATCTGCAATACGATTAGCAAACTCTCTTGCCGTCATTTCTTTTGTCCCGAGGAGTTCTGAAGCTTCGTAGAAAGCATCACACTCTACTCCGATACGTGCGCTGTGCACCACATCTTTGTTATTACAAAATTTTAAAATATCTGGAAAATGTTGTCCTGGCAATGGTTTACAATTGCCTTTCGAATACCAATGAAATCCCTGTTTCTCAGCTTCTTTGAGAAGCATTTCATTTTCTTCTTCTGTCTTAACCAAGATACATGCATTTCTTAAATCAACCATCTGCGTTTCCTCCTTTAATTTTGCTAATACAAGTGTTCCAACCTCGAATCCATGCAAGACTAAATCTACTTCTCTAATATTCCTCTTCTTTCTCCTCCGGCAATGGCTTCAATGGACACCAGTCAGGAATCGTTTCTGCTTCTTTATCAAGTACACATTTTCCCACGATTGGGCAATAAATACAGGTTTCCAGAATGTTACTGTGATTTCGCCCAATTAAGCAGGAAATGCAACCATGCTCCGGTGTATCTATCACTAACACTAATTTACTCATTTACTTCACTTCCTCTCAGCATCAGGCTCAAAGTGTTATATCCCGGACAAGTTCTAACTCCATTTTTGGTATCTCTTAACAATACACAATATGGATATAATGCCATGACCTCATAGACGTGTTCTGTGGCATCTTCGCCACGCTGGTCGATGTATTTGAAGCACTTTCCCGGTCTGAGGAAGTGCCTTGCGCATACATACGCTTTTGTTCCGAATCTTACGCTTGCGCTACTCATTTGTGTTTCTCCTGTAATAATTCTGGATTGTCGAAAATGTTTCCAATAACTTCAATTTCATCGCAACATAGTAAATATTCAAAATTCGATCCGTAATTTTCTTCACCATTGGTCGCTTTAAAATCTAATTCAGAGTTATCCCAAACTATCTGATAAATATGTTCTTTCCCATCATAAACAAGCCAAACAACATCGCTCTCCCAGATCCTCTTACCGTTCTTGTCAGTCTCCCCCGTGAACTGGCAGAGGGTTTCTGGATCGACTTCAAGCCACCTAATTACATGAGTACAAAAAACCTCAAATATATCATCAATGCCAATGGATATATCAATTCCAATGAATGTCTTGCCATTGCATTCCGCGTAACATCCCTCAACCCATTCTCCATTATCAATCCGCTTTGCCTTGAAAAGAATCTCTCTCATTCAACTCCACCGCCTTTTACAATTTTAATCGCTTCGTCCAATGCATTTCCTACGTTTTCATAAGCAACATCTAGCTTTTTATCTCCTGTATTTGCTATTGAAAACCAATACATCGCCTTTAAATCTTTTAACTGCTTTGAAACTTTATCCACATCAAAAGCTGTCGGCTGTTTATTAACACAATCAATAAACTCTTTCTGGTCAGAACTAATACTTACGCCAATTTCCCAAATTTTGATGTATTTAATTAATTCGTCTGCATCAATTAATTTCATATTCTTCGCACTCCTCAGCATATTCATAACTGTCCATATCATCACATTTGCACTGGCAAGAATCCTGTTTAGTACAGCAGATGCAGCACTCCGTTTCGCCGTCCGGACAGTCTAATTTACATCTTCCCATTAATCCAGTCGCCCTCTTTCTCAAAATAAATATATCTGCTATTCTTCTTGACCGGCTCTGAAGTATCAATACAATATTTTACCTCAAGCAAAGCCTGCCAAGATTTGAACTCTTTTAGTGTGACCTTGAATCTGGTGTAGGTCTTCCCGTCCTTTTTGAAAATTGACATTTCCATTGATTATTCCCTCCATATCTCAGAATCAATATAAATAACAATCAGATCTTCTTCGAATGCAGTAATCTGTGTGACTGTATTTTCTTTTATCTCTTCAAAAATGTCTTTTGTATAGTGTCTGTAATATCTGTTTGTAGAAAATATAAGTTCACAGTCGTGCTCGCCTCTGACTTCTACCATTGTTTTCTTATCTATAATGTCCAATAACTGCTTTACTGTCATGTTTAGTCCTCCTCCCGCATGATTTCCTTTACGCATTTTCTACAGTAACAGCCTTCAAGCCCCTCTATCTTGTATAAGAAGCACGTCCAGTGTCTGTTCCAGATGCCTTTATCGTCACATCTTTTGCAACTACCTTGCCCGTTTCCTTCGCAACGTTTTATTTCCAACATTTATTAGTCCTCCTTATATGGTTCTGGATAGTCCATCCATGCAACTACTGTTCCGCCTAAAACTTTTTTATCCGTTCTCCAAATTCCATCAGTAGTATGCGCCTGCTCTACCAATACTGTTCCATCGTCAAACGCAACTGTAGCAATCACGTATTTAGATGTTTTCTCGAACATTCCTCTTTTCCAGTTGTCCGTTCCTTTGAATTTCGCAAATATAGAATCATGTTCTTCTGGCAATCTCTGACTGACCGGAATCCATCCATTTTCTTTCTCATTCTCTTCCAGATCAGCAAGAAGTAATTCTACAATTTTTGAGATATTATTTTTCGAGAAATAAGCTCCGTTCCCTGTGTTTTGCACCTCATTCTTCAATTGAATTAATCTGTCTTTAATATGGCTCATACTTCCACCTCACTATCCTCTGGCATCTGAAAGATAGCAAATCCATCTGTTTTTTCTTTAAATTCGTGAAGATAACTTACACTGAAATTCAACATGATTTGATATTCACTATAAGCTTCCTGAATCATATCCAGTACTTTCATGGCTTTTGCTTTATTCGAATATTCTCCTAGCGGATAACTGCATCCGGTTATGTATGATGTTATAATTGTTTTTATAGGTCCTTCCGCAATTTCAGCGCCTGCCATAGAATTGAAATTAATCAATACTTCTCTATCCTGACTTCTGATTAACATTTTGCGTCCTCCTTATCTTCATAATTCATCACAATTGTAATTACCTGCACCAGAACTTTCTGAATCTGATCGTAAATGTGATGATCGTCAGTTCCGAAATGAGAGTTCAGTTTTGCATCTTCCTTGCCTTTCTTGTAGCAATCTTCCATAAATTCAAAACTGTATATATCATCTTCCTCAATAATTTCACCATTATTTCTCCATTCGGCAATCATCGCTTCTTCAACCAGTGAATTTACAACCTTATCTGAATCCTCATTACCGTTCAGGCATTCTACGCAACGGTCAATGAATCCTAACTTGTCAGCGTACATATACGCTTTTGCTATTCCAGATGTATACTTTTTGAATGTTTCTTCAACCTGTTCTTTGAAATCCTCTGGTAAATTAAAAATATCTACTTCCAGTCCTCTTGGAAGATTTATTGTGTACTTTCTCATTTTGTATCCTCCTACTTCATAAAAATCACCCATCTGGTCTTCCCACGTTTATCTCCTAACAGCGGTTTAGTACCAAAGCATTTCAATACTTCTGAAAATAAAAGTTGCTCATCGCTCCATTTAAAAACTAAAATTCCATCATTTTCTAACACTCTCATGCATTCATCAAATCCGGCTTTCAAATATGGTTTCCAATCTTTTGGAAGGATTCCGTATTTTTTAGCAAGCCATGAACTGCTTCCTGCATTAATCAAATGTGGTGGGTCAAAAACTACAATTTTGAATGTTTCGTCATCAAACGGCATATTTCTGAAATCCATGTTTATATCAGGCTTTATTAAAAGTTCTCTTCCGTCACACAGCGTTGTACGAACCTCTCGATTGTCTGCAAACAGTACATCTGGATTCTCCTTATCAAACCAAAACATTCGGCTTCCGCAACATGCGTCTAATATCTTTTTCATTTTCCTCACTTTCCCCATGTAAGCAACTGGCACGCTATTGTGCAGTTGGTACATGATTAATCGGTCTCTACCTTTGAATAACTCAATCTATACGCCCTCTGCTCTGTCGGATCCTCGCTTACCAACAAACCATTATCAAGCAAAATTAATATAATTCCTGGCAGTAGCCATTGAAATGTCTAATCCATCTGCAATATTTCTTGTAGACGGCATATAGTGGTGTTTACGGTAATATTTCAAGATAAAGTGATATACCGCTTTATACATCTCCTGTCCCTCTTTGTGTTTGCGCTCTGTGTTGTATTTTCCCATGGTCATTACCCCCAATCTTGTGATCCGCTGCTATTACCCTTTATTCCATTCCTCATAGCTGTTGTACGTCCATTTACTCCATAAGCTTCATGCAACCCTTTATGATATCTATTTCGATACTCCTTCTGGTTATTATGATATAATTCAATAAAATCATTGATATCATAATTTTCTTTTGGATTAGCTGTTGCGTATTCCTCTGCTTCCTTCCTTGTTCCGTAATTACTCAATTCAGCACAACGGATAAATTCGCTTTTGTCCATGCCTATTTATTTCACCTCTAATCGTTAATACGGAATCTCAAATCAAGATTCAGTTCCTCTTTGATTGATCTCCTATAATCCTCCCAGGTTGCCATGTCATCCATCAGATAATCAGCTCCCCTGTCCATGCCGTCCATGAATTTCTGGCAGCGCTTCTGTCCAAATCCGAAATCATCATGCAAAACGGCAATTCCAAGGATTGTAAATGTATCACGTGTCATTTCTTTGATCTTCTGCGCAGCTTTATCCAGGTCTTTACTAGCTAAAGAGGTATGTACTCCTGTAATCCCTCGGAATTTTATTTCCCTCTCCAGCGCTTCTATACCTCCATCTCTAACGATTCTGAGTGCCAGATCAAGACCGTCCTCTCTCCCTCGCTCATACTCCTTCATTTTGTTCATTGGTTTTTCTCCTTGCTCAGATTTTTAGCTTTCTTATGCATCTTGTCCAGATAATCCGCATAGGCTGTAAGCATGTGATCCACAAAGCCGTTTTTATTATATTTGTCTGATACAACGTGTATCTGCTCAACTACCTGCTGCCAGTATTCGTCCTTTTCTTCTATTCCGGCAGTTTGAAGGACCAGTTCCGGAAAGTCGATTTGTAAAAACTTTATAGTGTTCGGTATCTGCTCATGCGTCACTCTCATACTTATACACCTTCTTCTACCTCAAAACTCTGTTCAAGAAGTCGCTCGTTATCTTTGCTAAACGCCTTTATATAGCTCTGTTTTATCGGTCTGATAAAATGTATGCCATTAGCGGATTTCGCCCGAGAAACAGCTACATAGAACTGTCCAGGATCCCAACAACAAGGATCAATATTAATCTTTTCAAATGTCTGTCCCTGTGATTTATGAATACTGATTGCCCAGGCAAGTTTTACCGGGAACTGAGAGAAAGAACCAGCTTTCTTACGGACTATCTTTTCTTTTACGATCTTCTGTCCATCTTTTTCCTGTTCAGTTTCCTCAATGACCTGTTTTTCAATGTCTTTACTGTATCTGTACAAGTTAACTGTTTTACCCTTATCAGTCTTGATAACCAGATAGGATTCTTCAAATTCTCCGTTGTCCACAATTTTCTGAATAATGCCAATCGTTCCATTGACGTAGTTTCCAGACAGATCATTGACTGTAATCATCACTTTTGCACCGATGTTAAGAATTAAGTCCTCTCTGGCAAATGCAATGTTCTTGATATCGGCAGATGTCAGATCTCCGTCAACTGCTGCATGAAACACTTTTTCGGTCTTTTTATCTAACTTGCCAAGGAAAGTATTGTTAATTCTGTCAGCTTCAGCATTTGTTCCGACCAGAAACGGTGCTTCTGGTATAACCTTGTCTGATTCGTTATTCTCCAGATATGCAATGGATTTTCTAATATTGTTGCCATATTTAATATCATTCAGCACATACTTAAATCCCTCATCATTCTGCCTGCATACCTCATCAAGTTTGATGTATTCAAACCCCATTTCTTTCCAGTATTCAGACATGAAAGCATATCCGTGTTCGTACTTTCCACCCTTTCCATAATCGGATCCATACATCCGGCAGAGAATTTTACGGTCGTCTGTCGTGATTACTGGCGGAAGCTGATAGAAGTCACCTATCACGATTAACTGAATGTCTTCTTTGTCCTCTCCGATCAGAAGTCTGTCAACTGCTCTCTCTTCATTCTCCGTGATGATTGTCTTCGCAATCATGTTGAACAAGTCGAACCGGCACATGCTGATCTCATCAATAATGAGAACATCTGCTTCTTTCAGAAGTTCAGCTCTGGATTTCACTTTTTTCTTATAGTCCTCAAATTTGATCGAAATATTCAGTGCACGATGCACGGTGGTTGCTCCGTATCCGATATTGTCCGCAGCTATTCCGGTAGTAGCAGATACCAGAACGCTTTTACCAGCTTTTTCTGCCTCATCGATGAACGTTTGGATAACTGTTGTCTTGCCGGTTCCTGCATCACCTGTCAGAAAAACATTGCTGCCAGACAGCATTGTGTCTAATGCATATCTTTGCTTTTTATTGAGATCATCTTTTTTCATTTTGTAACCACTCCTTGTAAAAATTATGTCAACTAAATGTTTTTGTAATATTCAATTAATTTTGCTATAATAAATCTAATTGTATATACTTTTTAATTTTGTAACCAACGTGTAACCGACTTTTTCGACCTATTGGTTACGCCAAAAGTCCTTATTTTATGCGGGTTTCAGAGATATGTAACCGTGTAACCAATGTAACCAAGGTTTTCATATAGGAGAATCACCAGAGTATATGTTTTTTATACACTCTCAAACTTTCTCCTATAGGATATTTTTTTTCGTGTTACAACGGTTACATGGTTACAAATTACGAAAACGGGACATTTGTTTCGACATCAGCTGGCAGAAAACCAGTTTCAATAACCTCATTTTCCTGCTCGTTTTCGAGACTTTTTATATCAACAATCTTTACTGCAATAAGCCTCATTACACTTCCACCGTCTCTTTTTAGTACCGTATCTCTCTTCCCAGTATGTTTAATTAACTCACGGTTGATCGCCCAGGCCGAAAAGGCTTTTCTGGAGAATCCATTGTTCTTCAAAAGATTTTCAAGAGGTTTCGGATAAAAATATACATATACATCTCCATATTCATCTGGCGTTTCCTTGAATCCCCACTGGTCACAGCTAAATTGCGCATCAAAGTGCTGCCCGTACACTGAGAGACTTTCAAGAATGAATTCATAGCATCTCTGACCTTCTGATACATCTTTCTTGCGTGTAGGTATGTCTACAACGTCCTCGACCGTCAGCTCACGTCCATCCTTAAATATGAAATCTGTAGCTAATTTGTCAGCCAGCAGAAGTGTAGATATTGCCATTACCTGCTTTGCTGGAAAGTCATATCCATCAAAACCTTTCTCAATTTCGGCTTTCATTTCTTTCAGATCATCCGATGTGAACTGTTTGAGATTTCCAACGAACACTCTTCCAGCAAAGCCGTAGTTCTTCACGACAATGCCGTTAATCTCTGCTGGATTCTCGTAAATATCCTCGCAACATTCAATTTCAATAATTCTGTTGATAGCTCCGCCGGAATCTGCAAATTCCGAAATAGGGTTCTCACCGTTGCAAATAGTCACATTACTCCATGTATTTTCCTTAGCTGCTCCGAGGTCCTTATTTGAACGTGCTTTTCCTTTGCCAGAACAGAGATTGTAAATCAATGTTTCGTAGTTATCCCGGATATACTGAGAAGCGTTCTTCGAGTCATCGAGAATCATCGGAAAATTATTAAGCATATCTGCTCTGGTCTCCAATGATGTATCTGTTGATCGAAAGTTTCCAACGTAAGCTCCCGGCGCAGGATTTCCCCAAACAGAAGCAGCTATATTGATTGTTATTGTCTTTCCACCGCCTGTCTGTCCGTAGAAGTCCACGATAAACGGCAGCACATCAAGTGGCTGTATAAGAACACTTGCAAAAGATGCTGCCAGTGCTATTCGTGGTTCTAATCGTCCGCATGACCGTAGCTGCTTAGATAGAGTTACCCATTTGAAGTAATCTCCATTTTCCTGTATGCTTTGGAATAGTGTTTTAAAGCGGTATTCGCCATCAAAAACAATCGAAAGGTCGTAAGGGACAAATACATTGCCATGCCACCCCAACTTGCTTGTAGAGTGCTGTATGTCGATCATATCGGCATTGTACATTTCAACATCCGCCAGATACTTTACGAGAAGCCTTGCATTCTCTGAGTTGACCTGCACCCCGAACCTTGCAAGATTAGTTATTGCCCTGGAAGTCACAATGTCAATTTTTGGAACAGTTATTTCTGTCCAATATCCATCCCTTTTAAAAGCCACCGTGATCTGTTCCTCTCCTGTCTCGATGTTTTTTAGCCGACGTATCGGCATGATCGGGTGGTGACATACAAGTTCTCTTGCCTTAGATGTTTCAGAGGAAAATATTCCGTTCTCTGTAGCTATCCAGCTACCACAAGCCATGTTAGGATATTCCTTATCAACAGAATCAGGATAAAAGTTTGTGATGTTTTCAACTAACTGCATAGAACGATTTGCTTTTTCTTCTTTTTCCTTTTCCTGTTCTGCTTTCTGGAATTCCTTTATGAATTCTTCTGCTATGTGCTTCGCTTTTACACTTTTTGCCCGGTCCATCAGCTTAAACTTGATTTCTGAACGGTCAATTTTACTTTTTACCGAAAAAAGTTCTTCATACAGCTGCTTTTCCATAAAGTCTTGCGCTTGTAAATTTTCAATGTTTTCAAGAATTTTTCTCACCTCCTGACTTAACAGACAGCAATTCATGTCTGCTTTTTTCTTTCTCAAGATTAAACTGGCACATATACCACTCTTCTGAATCAGGAGGGAACGTTTTTAGTGCTGTTTCGTACATAAGTATGTTCTTTTCTACCTGCTCAATCTCGTTAGGATCCTGAACAGGGTTGTGTTTTTTTGATTTAATATCTCGCATTTCATGTCTGATCTGGTTGCGGCTTTTGCCTTTTTTTGATACATAAGTACCGCCCAGCTCAATAAATGCAGTGCTAAAAGGGACGGATTCGTATTGCATTACGAAATCAAACACATCACCGCCGATTCCACAACCGAAACAATAAAAGGAATCATCGTAAATCTTGCATGACGCTGACTTTTCCTTGTGAAAAGGGCAACATATAAATCCTGCTCTGTTCGGTTTTAGTCCATACCTGGAAAGTATCTCCGACATTTTCACCGACTGTTTGATTTCTTCTTTTGTCATGATAGCAGCTCCACGATTCGTCGCCCAGTTTCTTCTTTTGTACAGAATTCAAATCGGACGCCGTATTTATCTCTGATCGTGCAAAGAGATTTATATAGCTGGCAGCCGTCAACAGCCTTGTCAGATATCACAGTCTTTACTCTCTTGCCGTTTACAGTTCTCCAGATAACTTTATGTTTTCGGGGATTCTCCCAAAAATACACATCACCAACAGATTTAATATCTGGACCATGCTCGCATAGGATGATTAACTGTATACCTGCTTCACGCGCTCTAATCAGCTCCGCTTTGAATCTTTCATGCTGCTGGCATACATTTCCGCATAACTCCTGCAAATCCTTTTTGCGGTCAATACAGAGCTTTGCATTGTCCAAAGATTGATAGTCTCCGCAGTATAACTTTGATCGGAAATATTGTACTTCAAGGCTGTCAAACTGATTCTGAATCCGTTCCCATTCGTTTTTATGTTCACGTGTATCACATTGTATGACCAATCAGATCACATCCTTCTTGTATTTGTATTTTCCAAAGAATTCACTATACTGTTTTATAATCTCCCAACGATTTTCGTAACGATTCCACTTACTATTCTCTCCTACTCCTATTTGCGTTTTTCCGATGGTTGAACAGGAAGGAATTATTAATACCTTCCGATATGTTTCATCATCATTCAAACAATATAAAAGGAAGATGTCGCAAGTCGGATTTTTCTTTTCGAGGTTGAATGTAAATGCCTTTGAATTACAATTGTTTGTAAATTCCTTAGATACTTTTACGTCTATTTTTACACTGTTATCAGTAAGCAAATCATAAGGATGCCTTGAGCTTGTTTGAACACTATTCAATCCGACATTCTCGTAAATATCTGAAATTGCTTTTATTTCATATTTGTTTCCAAAAGTTGTATCAGAATATTTAAGAGGCAGTCCAAGTTTTTCAGCCCAATATACAGTCCCTTTATGCTTTGCAATCTTGCAAGCAAGGCTTTTGTTTCCAAAAACTTCTATCATTTCGGAATGAGTTGGAAAATGATCTAAATTCAATTTCTCAACAACTATAATAATATTTTCTTTGATAAGATCGTCATTCCATGGTATTCCATGCGTATATCCCATTAACTCACCTCTATATTAATTGAACGGAAGGACATCATCTGCTACACTATCTGGAATACTCATAAAGTCCGTACCTGCTGGATTGGCTCCCATGATAGCTTCTTCTTTCAGATGATCGTCATAGGCTTTTGTAGTGCGCTCTTCTGGGATATCTGCATCTTTGATTCCTTCAATACTGCGGAACCATGCAAGCTTGTGACGTTTTACTTCTCTGTTATCGTACCAGTCTTTTTCAAGACGGAAGATGCCGCCGATCAACTTGCCTTTGAACTGCTGCCCGAAGTTATCGTCCCACTTAACAGCAAATCCCGGATTTGACTTTTCTACGCATGTGATAAATGTTTTAAGGTTACGGACGCCATAATCTACACTCTCATCAATGACCATATAGTTAGTGCCGGCGTTCGGATATTTCTTGTCTGGACGAATGTCATTTTCAAACTGCTTCATAAAGTACCCCGCCTGTTCGTCTCCTTCTGCGAAATCAAACAAGATAACGAGCATATCAAGTCCGCCCTGGGATTTTTTCTCTGATACCTGCTTAATTACCATCTTGTGTCCGCCGAGTGTAATAGGTTCAAATTCTCCTGCTGCCTGTGTTGTATCATAGCTATTTGGTTTCTGCATTGTCTGCTCCTCCTAATTCGTAATAATCTCTAATAATCTTGTCTACTGCTGCCAGATCATTGTCTATGGTCAGTGAATCAAACATACCAATTGGTGATTTGCTGACAGCTCCCTGACTTGCCTGAGTGACAAATAAATGTTTTCCACTTTCTTCAATGCAGCGGAGAACTATTGTAAACATGCCCTCTACGCAAACTTTTTCATCCAAAAGCTTTCCTATTGTCTTTGGTTTTACGTCTCCAGAATCATCCTTATCTTCGTGCATCATAAGATATACGACTTTGCTTTCCGGAACCTTTGTCACAATGAACTGAATCAGATTCCAGAAATAATCACCAATGTCATTGTAAAGTGAAAATACTGCATTACCTTTTCCGGCAGAAGCATGTCCTCTCATAAAGTGGTTGGTGATAAGATATCCAGCATCATCAATCACAATAGAATCAGCTTTTGATGCAATCAGGCACTTCATTACCTGCTGGTAATCATCTGTAAACCATCCGTCAATTTTCCCCTTGAATGGAAGTGGCTTGTTTAATACTCTGATAAGGTTCCAGTTTTTGTTTTGACAGTTTCTAAGACTGGTACTTTTGCCAGAACCAGATTTTCCTATAATTAATACGGGTGTTGCGATAAGTCATTCCTCCTTGTCATAAACTACATGCTTGCTGCCCTCAACGATCAGTAAACTTGCGATATCTTTCATTGATAAGGTTGATTCGTTATAGATTTCAACCAGTGCATTGTAAGCACCTGTTGATACTTTCACGACCGGGTTGTCCTTATCGGTTGCCGGCTGCTTCTTCCTTGCCGGAATACGGATTTCAAATTCACTCACTAATACTTTCCTCCTTATATGATTTTTGAGCCGTTAAAAGCCCATTTAAGGCCTGTACGTAGCTTGCCAATGTTCTTGCCTTGTATGATTCTTCTATCGGATTATCCGGCACAATAGCAAGCTGAGTGTCAATCAATCTAACAATCTCATTAATGCGTTCTTCCATGTTTACACCGCCTTAAAAAAGCAATACAGGTTGTCTGATCTGTCGCCCTCTCCTGGAACAATCTTTCCATCTTCCTTTCGGTCTCCAGCGTGATATTCGATTCTGTCCAGGTACATGTCCGCATTTTCATAATCAAGGATATTGTCTCCTCGACTCTGCATTTCCCGGAGAAGATCATTGATTATCTGTGCCAGGGTGAGTGTAGGTAGCATTCTGAGCATTGATGTCTCATACATCATTAGCATTCACCTCTTCTTCAAGAAGTCTAAGTATGTGAGTTTTAGCTTTTTCAAACTGTCTACGATTAAATTTTTCTTGCGCGTCACTTAATAAGAGCGTGTATAATCCATCATATCCATGATCCTTTTCAAAACCTCTATCCATGATATAGATGTTAACAGATCCAGTTCCAGTGCTAATATCAATGGATAAATAAGCAGGTGTTTCATTATAAATACGTTCTCCGAGATCGATAATCTCCTTAATCATTTTCCACAACATTTCCATTCTCCTTTCTCAAAGCAGTGCTAAATACGTAAACAGTGCGAATACGATACTTGCCAGGATCTGCTGCAAGTTCTTCTCCCACATCCACACCGGAAGAAAAGTAAGCAGAATCCCAATAATCGCACTGACTACGATATCCTTTCTGTTCTGTCTAGGTGATTTCATTCTTTTTCCCTCCAAAAAAGAAAAAGATTACAGACTGTAAGCAATATACCAAAAGATATTAGTAATGATTAACAGCGCGGCAGTCAAAAGCCATGCACTGAACCACTTCTTAGTCTCTCTCTTTGCTTTTTTCACGATTTCGGTAGCTAGCATTGTTTCCAAATCGTTCCATGTAATCTTTTCGTTGTTTGTTGCATTTTTTTTATTTTCCATATTATTTTCCTCTCGCTTATCGCTTATATTGACTTTTAGCGGATAGAGGATTATAATTTACCTGTATCCACTAAGGTTGGTTTAGTGGCTTACTGCTCCGGGGTGGAGGTGTCGGCTCCCTCCGGGGCGCTTATGCCAAATTTGCTTTTCTTCTGTAGTAGTCCAAGATAATTCTCGAACATTCATCGACAATCCTTTGATTGTCTTCATGTGTATTGTCCTTGCAGTAATCATCATGTATTCTGATTACCCCGCCAGATTCATTTTTTATTGTTTTAATTACTGCCATAAGAATCTCTCCTTTCTACGATAGATTATGATGTTTCTGTTATTTTGCTTCTTCTGCGAAATGTTTCTCCATGAGATCAGCAATCATCAGATATTCTTCTGCGATTTTTCCATCTCTGGTATTTTTCACCTGTTCACGGAACTCTGGAATTGTTCCATAGAAGCAGCCGCAAGACACTTTAACTTGTTTGTCCTTACATCTGAAGAATGTAGTTGTGCGGAATTGAGTACCGAATCCATGAATAGTTGTGTAATCTGCATTGCCGGACACCTCTGCATTGCCGGACACCTCTGCATTGCCGAACACCCATGCATCGCCGGACACCCTTGCATTGCCGAA